TGGGGGGTCTGTATCTATTTCCAATGATGGAAACACAGCGATAGTAGGGGCTTATCAGCAAACTGGTAATGAAGGTGCTGCTTATATTTTTATACCGGGTTAGTGTTATTATTTACAAGATTTGTTTTCTAGTGTAATATTCCCTATCCTCAACTAATTACTCTTTTATTATAACATTTTTTTAAACCTTTGTAAACAAAAAAATAACAATATTTAGTAATTTTTTTGAAAAAAATAGCTTATATAGCTATTTACAAAAACCTTGTAATACTATATAATAGTACCAACAAATAAAACAATACACAAAACCGCACTTCATTACAATACCATAATTTTAGTTAGTTATGGTATAGTATTTTTTGTGCTCCGAGAAAGAAAGATGCCCATGTTATTTCAAGAACAGATAGCCAGAAAACCAGACCTATATCCTTGGACAAAAGATTTTATTGAAGCAATTTGGAAGGGGTTTTGGACCCCAGAAGAATTTAACTTTAGATCAGATTACTCACAATTTAAAACAGATTTAACACCACAGGAACAGGAAATAGTTGTTAGAACTATGTCGGCTATCGGACAAATTGAAATAGCAGTTAAATCATTTTGGGCTGAAGTTGGTAATAATCTGCCACACCCATCTATTAAAGATTTAGGCTTTGCTATGGCAAATTCTGAAGTAATTCATAATATGGCTTATGAAAAGATTCTTGATGTGTTACATCTAACTCATGTATTTGAAGAAAATTTAAATGTAGAAGTTATTAAACGTAGAGTAGATTATCTCCGTAAATATAATAATAAAGTTTATGCAGACGATAAAAAGCAGTATATCTATTCTATTATGCTCTTTACATTATTTGTGGAAAATGTGAGTCTGTTTAGTCAGTTCTATATAATTATGCACATGAATAGAAATAAAGCAGTAATGAAAGATTGTGCACAACAAGTACAATATACACGCAATGAAGAAATGTTACATGCTCAAGTTGGTATTAAATTAATTAATACATTGCGTGAAGAATATCCAGATTTATTTGATGAAGAATTAGAAGCAAGAGTGAAAGAGGAGTGTATTGATGCACTAAAAGCAGAAAGTAAAGTTATTGATTGGATTATGGGAGATTATGAAGTAAAGGGATTAAGTGCAGATATTCTTAAATCTTTTATTGCAAAAAGAATGGCAGATTCTTTAGATCAAATAGGTTTTGATAGTAGTGAGATTGTATATGATCAGAAATATATAGATGAAACTTTCTGGTTTGATGAAGAACTGTATGGTGCAAATATGACTGATTTCTTTCAGAAAAGACCTGTTGAGTATGCAAAAGGTCAGGGCATATCTGCAGACGATTTATTTTAATGGAGAATATTATGGGGTTTGAATGGGCAAATGAGGACTCTCGTACTTTTTTAAGTAGAGGGTATATAGATGGAAATATGACTGTTGAAGAACGTGTAAGGATTATTGCATGGACAGCAGAGAAAATTTTAGATAGAGAAGGCTTTGCTGATAAGTTTTATGATTATATGAGTAGAGGATTTTATTCTTTATCTTCACCAGTATGGTCTAACTTTGGAACTAAAAAAGGTCTACCAATTTCATGTAATGGTGTTTTTATTAATGATAATATGGAATCTATCTTAAAGAAAACAGCAGAAGTTGGAATGCAAACTAAAATGGGTGCAGGTACTTCTGGTTATTATGGTGCACTAAGAGCAAGAGGTGAACCAATTAAGAGTGGTGGAACAGCAGATGGTCCAGTACACTTTATGAATCTAACAGAAACCACAGTAGATGTTGTTGCTCAAGGTAATGTTCGCCGAGGGTCCTTTGCTGCATATCTTGATATATCATCACCTGATATTATGGAGTTTCTTGACGCTCGTGAAGAAGGTTCATCTATCATTAATATGTCACTAGGTGTTTGTATCGGTGATGACTGGATGCAAGAAATGATTGACGGCGATCCGAATAAGAGAACCGTCTGGGCTCGTGTTCTTCGTAAACGTCGTGAATCTGGCTATCCATATCTGTTCTTCAAAGACACAGTAAACAAGAATAAACCACGTGTTCTCAGACAGAAAGATATTTCTATTTGGGCATCTAATCTTTGTTCGGAAATCTGTTTACCATCATCAGAAGATGAATCCTTTGTGTGTAACTTAGCATCTATGAATCTACTAAAAGCAGATGAGTGGATGGAAACAGATGCTGTAGAAACAATGATTTGGTTTCTTGATGCAGTAATGGAAGAGTATATTGAGAAGACTGCTGATATACAATTTATGCAGTCTGCTAATAATTTTGCAAAACGTTGGAGGGCATTGGGTCTAGGTCAGCTTGGTTGGCATTCATATTTACAATCTAAAATGATTGCATTTGAATCATTTGATGCACATCTACTATCAGTAAAAATTAGTAAGTTTATTGATGATCGTTCTCTTGAAGCATCTAAAGAATTAGCTATTGAGTATGGTGAACCAGAAGGTATGTTAGAAACAGGAGAGAGAAATCTAACAAGAACAGCAGTTGCTCCAACTACATCGTCATCTTTTATTCTTGGACAAGTATCACCATCTATTGAACCTTTAGCATCTAATTACTTTACAAAAGATTTAGCAAAAGGTAAATTTACTTATCGTAATCCATATTTAAAAGATTGTTTAGCTGCACACGGTAAAGATGATGAAAAAACATGGGTTGATATTCTAAAACATGGTGGATCAGTACAACATCTTGAATTTTTAACACAAAATGAAAAGGATGTATTTAAAACATTTAGTGAAATTACCCCACTATCTATTGTTCAACAAGCAGGTGCTAGACAGAAATACATAGATCAGTCACAAAGTTTAAATATTCTAATTCACCCAGATGTTCCAGCTAAAGATGTAAATGCTTTACTTATTGAAGGATGGAAATTAGGTGTTAAAACTTTCTATTATCAACGTAGTGCTAATCCAGCCCAAGAACTGGTACGTGATATTATGAACTGTGATGCATGTGAAGGATAACAATAAATGAAATATTATTACATTGAGTGCGAAATTTGTGACGAGCAGTCTCAGATAACAGTAGAAAATTCTTCTCCAGAACCAGAGTTTTGTCCTATGTGTGGAAATATAGCCATACCAAACTTCTTAGATGAAGAGGAAGATTTAGATTAAATTTTACTAAATAGTATTACTTACAACTAGGGTTAAGTAATATTATGTGGATTTTTAATGGTAACGAATTTAACCCAACTGAGTTTGATTTTAATAACTTGGTTGGGTTTGTTTATTGTATAACAGATTTAAGCAATAATAAAAAATATATAGGTAAAAAAGGGTTTTGGTCAAGAAGAAAACTAAAACCGCTAAAGGGTAAAACCAGAAATAGAATTGTTAAGAAAGAATCCGATTGGAGAGATTACCATGGATCTAATGAAGAGGTAAAACTTCTTGTTGAAAATCATGGATCAGAAAGATTTAAAAGAGAAATACTCCGACTCTGCAAAAGTAAAGGCGAGATGTCTTACTTTGAAATGAAAGAGCAGATTGACCGTGAAGTGCTATTTAGCGACGAATATTATAATGAGTTTATAGGAGGAAAAATTCATTCTAAACATGTTAAAGGAATAGCAAATGTATGAATATAAATGCAAAGTACTAAGAGTCGTTGATGGAGATACTGTAGATGTTGATATTGATTTAGGTTTTGGAATAGTATTATCAGATGAAAGAGTTCGTATTATGGGTATTGATACTCCAGAATCACGTACTAGGGATAAAGTAGAAAAGCTTTTCGGTAAAGCAAGTAAACATAGACTTGAATCATTACTAGGTGAAACCGCCGTTCTAAAAACACAAATTAACAAAGATGGCGAAGATATGAAAGGCAAGTTTGGTAGGGTTCTTGGAGACTTTGTAACAGAAGACGGAAGAATGGCTACCGAAGTAATGATTGATGAAGGACATTGTGTTCCATATTTTGGTGGATCAAAGGAAGAGGTCCAAGCACAACATATGAAAAATAGAGAACGTCTTATATCAGAGGGTATTGTAACACAAGAACAAATAGACGAAGTTTCATAGGAGACTAATTATGAATGCTAAATTTGGAATAGGTGTTGTTATAGCAATTGTACTACAAGTAAGTGCATTTGTTTGGTGGACAGCACAACAAGCTCAAACTATTGAGACACTTAAAGGTGAAGTTGCAGAACTTACAGCTAAGAGTGAAATTGAAAAAGAAGTAACATTGCTTAATGACGTAAAACAGCTACAAAAAGATATTACAGAACTAAACGATAAAACATTAGAAGCAATACTTGAAACACATAATCGTATTGATAATTTAGGTCAACACGTAAGTAAACAAGATGAACTAATCAATAATACTTTTGCAAATCAAATGACAGAGTTTGAAGAAAAAGTACAAAATAGTTTTAATGTTGTTGAAGGTTGGGTTGATGAATTAGATGCTTCTGTTGAAGATTTATATTTACATATTGATATTACTAATCAAGGGCTTGATAAAAAATTAAGTGATAGAATTAAAGATCATAAACATTAGGGGTTTACATTTGATTTAAAATAGTATATAATTGTTTTAGTTATAAAGAGGAATATATTATGATTATTATTGATTACTCCGGTGTTTCTATTGCTCCCATTGCGATGGGTCATGCTGGTGTAGATGAAAATCTAATTCGCCATATGATTCTAAATTCTATTAGAATGTATAGAAATAAATTTAAAGATAAGTATGGTGAAATAGTTATTGTTGCCGATGGTGGTGGTAACTGGCGTAAAGACGTATATCCCGAATATAAAGGCAATCGTTCTAAGAATCGTGAAGAGTCTAAGATTAACTGGGAAGAAGCCTTCCGCATTATTGGTATGGTTCGTGACGAGCTAAGAGATAATTTTCCTTATAAAGTTATTCACCAATGGGGATGTGAAGCAGACGATACTATTGCCGAACTTGTAAAGTGGACACAAGAATTTGGTAATCATGAGGAAGTCATGATTGTATCAGCAGATAAAGATTTTAAACAACTTCAAAAATATAATAATGTAAGACAGTATTCTAATATCACAAAGAAATTTGTAGATGAGCCTAATCCTAGATTGTTTCTTGCAGAACACATCTTAAAAGGTGATGGTGGTGATGGAGTACCTAATGTATTATCTGACGATAAATGTTTAGTTGAAGGTCGCCGACAAAATGTTCTATCAAAGAAAAAGAAAGAAGCTTTACTTGAAGACCCTAAAGCATTAGGTGAAGATGTTTATAGAAATTATTTACGCAATAAAAAAATGATTGATTTAACAGAAAGTTCAGAATGTCCTGAAAGTATAAAACAAGAGATTATAAATACTTTTATAGAACAAGATCAACATAAAAATAAAGGAAAAGTTTTTCCCTTTCTTGTTGAAAAAAGGTGTAAGTTGTTGCTAGAGAATGTACAGGAGTTTATTTAGAATGTCGAAACTAATTTATGAAGTAATTGAAGAGGCTGGTAAGAAAAAGTCTAAAGCAGAAAAAATTGAATATTTGAAA